TCTGCGCCAAGGCTTCAGTGCCGTTACCGACAACGGTGCCGGTGACTGCATAGAGATCAGCACCGATATCTACCAGCGTGATCATACCACCTTTGAGACCACCAGTGGTGCCGCCGTTGAGTGTGATCGTGTCGCTGGCAGCGACCGTACCAAACCCAACGGTCGAACCATCGGCGCGGTCCGTTACGGTGAGCATACCCTGCATCACGTCGGAGGCATCAGCCACCTTGATAGTGACACTGTTGCTTGTGACATCAGTACCGACCGTAAAGCGGAACACTGCCCCCGACCCCGTGGCCGCAGGAAGCGTGACCGCTACACCGGCAGCGCGATTAAGAACGACGATCTTCTGGTCGTGGCTGGCAGTAGTCACCGCCAGCGTAGCAGCCGTGGCCGTTACAAGCCGTGCAGACATATCAGCAACGGCATTGATTTCGGCAGCCGTTGCATCAAGGGCCGTGCCGCCAATGGACGGAGTGACGAGGTTAAGGCTGTACGCGGTACCGCCCTGAATCGTCACATTGTCCTGCGTAATACCGCGATAGACACCCATATTAACCTCCTAAGAAGGAGGGGCTGCCTTCCGACCGGGAACCCCCAATCCTGCCAGCAGCCCCAAACTGATCAGCCGCAGTCCGCGACGATGGCCCATGCCTTCACAACAGCATTGGTTGGAACCGCAGTGTTGAGGAGGAGGTCGATGGTGTCTGCCGTCTTGATAATCGTCGCGTTAGCGAGGTTATCCGAGTCCATCGCCACTACGTTCGACGCACAGTCGTCGCAGTAGATGTTGGCAGCGGCAGGTGATCCACCGGTATAGCCGAAGTCGAAGGTCGCCGTGGTGTTGACCGTCTCTGCCGAAGTGACATTCAGGCCAGCGGCGAGGACGACACAGTACGCAGGCAGGTTGATGATCTGGAGCGTATCACCTGCGGCAAGTGCAGTAGCCCCGGCAGCGGAGCGAGCGGCGATGATGTCGGCAAAGTCGAGTTCGACCTCGAACTTGCTGACAGGCGGGTTGTTGGCCGGGTACGCAGCGGTACCCTTATTGAAGCCAAGCGAGTCAGTGTAGGCAGCCATGGTAGTAACCTTTCAAGCTAAGTAGGGGACCGAAGTCCCCTACCATCAGAACTGGATGACAGCAGTCGAGAGCGCTTCGGGCTTGATGACCTTGTAGCCATACACCTGAAGACCGCGAATGATGTTGCCAAAGGTCGTTTCCGACCGAATGGTTTCCATGTTCGTCATCTGCGAAGCGAAGGTGAAGCCCATCTTGTGGCCACTGATGATATTGTACTTGCCCGAGGTCACGTACAGGTTGTGGCTCACATAGATGGTGAAGCGGTCCACCATACCGAGGCGACCGTTGCGGATCACCGACATGCTGTCGCCGGTCAGCGAGGCATCCTTCAGTTCCGACTTCTTGATCAGACCGGCCATCTTGGCAGGAATGACGAGGAACCGGTCTGCTTCCGGAGCGTTCGCTTCATCGAGCACAGTACCCATATCGACGATCAGGTCAATCACCGAAGTTGTACCGCCAGCGCCGTCCTTGGTCACGGTGAGCGGCGAGCCAGTCGTACCAAGATTGAACGAAGCCGACTGCTCACCCGCAGTAGCACCCTTGTTGGTCGAGGCGATACCCGGCAGGATGTCGGTCAGCACGCGCTGGTCGATCTTGATCTTCATACGCTCGGAAGCGTCCTTCGACCAAGTGTCCATCAGGTTGATGTCTGACTGCACCTTGTCCACATCGTCCTCGACGCAGGCAAAGTACTCACCCTTGTCGATGACAAGCTGAATCTTCGGCTTGTCGGGGTTATCGACAGTCAGCGCCTGACCCTTGACGTAGTCGCGGATGCTGATCTCGGGGGTCGTGCGGATGTTGACGGTATCACCGTACTGGCGGATTTCACCCTCGTAGTTGGTGTTCGAGATCGCTGCGAGCACAGTGGCGTCGTAGAAATTCTCGATCAGCTTACCCGACCAGATTTCGGGGATGAAGTTACCCGAGTAGTTCGGGTTACCGGGGGAAACAGGATACGACATAGAATGATCCTTCTAATCAAGCGTTTACGACAATGCGGCCTTCTCGTTGCGCCGCAAAAATGTCGCGTTCGACACGATCCCGCTCCTGTTCACGACCCTTGTACTTCCCCGACCGCACGTCATCGAAGAACTTCTTGATGTCGTCTGGCGAGTACGTCTTGGGCTGCTTGGCAGTAGATGCTCCAACGCCGCGCGAACGACCCGGAGTCACCTGCTTTTCAAGCTCGCTAGAGGTAGCAGGGGCTGATTGAGCAACAGAGGCTTGTCCAGTAGACTCAAGCCAAGTGCGGAAGAATGCGCTAACCCGATGAGCATCGAGCGAACGTTGGGCTTCTTCGAGGTACGTCTGACGGGCCATACCCGTCAGCGGGTCAACATCGAGCAACCACGACTGGAAGCCGTCATTGTCGTTGACCTCACGCCAGTTCGGAACATACGATGTCAGATCGGACCAGAACTGCTGTTCTGCCGAGACCTGCTGACGCTGTGCGACAGCCTGTACCTGCGGGACAACATTGGCCTGCATCTGCTGGAGGAGACCTTCGATATGAGCAAGACGCTGTGCCACGGGGATAAGTTCCTCGCGGCTGACCTTACGCATAACGTCAATCGACTCACCGTACTCGTCGGCTTCCTGATCAGACACAAGCCGCTCGGGCTGGGCCTGCTCCGTGCGAGCCGGAGCCGCAGACTGCTGTGCTGACAGGGAGGCCAGCAAGTTTTCCATCTGCGCTACGCGCTGTTCGAGTTCGGCCTTCTGACGAACCGTGGCATTGTACGAACCCTGAAGGGACCGCCACCTCTGAGCATAAGTCTCAGAGTTTTCATCTTCCGTGTTTGCTGTGCCGGTAGTGTGCTCGTCTCCCGACACCTGAGCAGCATTATCGTTTGCATTCGCGTCAGCCGTGGACGCATCTTCGCCAGCGTCAGTGGTTTCCTGCCCGGCCTCAGCGTTGCCGCTTGTGTCGGACTCACCATTTAGCTGCTTGTACAGTTCCTGTACGGCTTCGGACTGCTTACGAACTTGCTCTGGAATTGCCATGTTAATTGCTCCAATCTGTGAGCTTGATTAGTCGGCTCATATATCAGCCGCTAGGTTGGGGGCATCGGATGCGAACTTTACGAGTTCGCCAAGCACTTGGCACCTGCCCTGATAAATGCCAGTGTTGTCAACCACGCTGGGTAGGCGGCGAAGCTCCTGCATCTCCCATTCACGCAGCCATTCCAGCAACGCTGGGAACTGCCTAACAGAAGCACCGAGGGCCTTCGTCACCTGAGGGCTGGGCCGAATCATGCGGCCCTCCCACTTACGCGGCTACTGACCGTGTTGCCTTCCATCCCACCTTTGGGAGCGCCGCTTGCGTCAGTCGGAGCCGGTGCGCTGGGTTGTGCCTGCTGCATCTGTGCAACTGCACTTGCCGCAAGCGCTGCCTGCTGCTGATCGTAAGCGGACTTCTCCCGAGATGGGACGACCTCATCCACGGGCATCTGCAACCCTTTAGCCACTTCACGAAGAATCGCGGCGCGGCCATCCTTACCAATGATTTCGATGTCGAAAGGATTGGCGGTTGCGTTGAGGAACTCGATACGGCGCACGTTGACGGTCTCCTTGACCGCGAGGTTGATCGCGCCCTTGGCGACCACTTCAACGTCACCCTTGATAGACTCATCTGGGTCGTAGCGCATGTTGTAGATGAACTGCCGCTCGACGATTGGTTTCACAATGTCAGAGTCGATGTGCATGACGACCTGACGGATGCCCTTACCTGCGGCACCCATAAGCATGGACAGGCCAGACGATGTTCGACCTGCACCCTGCACGTTGAGGTCGCCGTAGACGTAGGCCGGGATACCCGAGTGGTCATCAGCCAGACGGCTGAATTTCTCATAGACACCCATCAACTCAGAAGCGCGCGACTCAGGCTGCGTGAACCGAAGTGCAGGCGAGGACGAACCGACAGGATCGTTGACCGTCTGCCAGATTTTCCAAGGTGAAAGCTGTGTGATATCCTCGTTGGCCGGGATGCGGTCGAGGTTGATCTCAACCTGCGGACCCGAGGCAATGCCCATGTTGTTGACCAGCGCGCGGGCAGCCGCGTTGCAGACGCCTTGCAGGTCTTCAATGATCTCGGGGATGCCCTTACCCCAGAACGCGCCGGGGCACTTGATGAAGCTGGTCTTGGCATAGGGCTTCTGACCCAGCGGGTCATAGTTTAGCACTGCCTTGATGACGTAGTTACCTACCAACCAGACGTTGGCATCGTACTCGCGGGCTGGATCGGGGACCTCATCCTCGGTCATACCCCACTCGATCAGCATCTTGCCGCTGACCTTACCCCAGAACTCAAGCGCGTCGTACTCGGTGGTCGGGCGCATGTAGCTGTAGAACTTGCGCTCCTCCTCGTCCTTCTGGAGTTCGACATCTTCGTTGATCCACGACTGACCGTTGCCGATCTCAAGAACCTTGCGGATCGCATCGTCGTCGTAACCGGGCACACCGATAAGTTCTGACAACTCAGTGCGTGACAGGCGGTGATGCTCGAAGAGGTAGCCCTCGTGGATAGTGCCGACACCGGGTTCCGGGTAGATGCGGAACGGATCGACCCGCTCGTATTCAGGACCAAGCCGTTCAATAGGTTCGACCTGCGTGCGACCATCAGGTGATGTCTTCCAACCCAACGCCCGCTGACGCCGCACAATCGGACCCTTGACGAACGCAGCCGGGAACGTGACGAGATCAGTGATGAAATCGTTGAACGCTGTATCCCAACCACCTTGCAGGAACTGGTCCTGAATCTTGATCTTCATCCGGTCAGCGCGGTTCTGCGACTGCTGGAGAACACCGAAGCGGTAGTCTTGGCTGACCATCTCCTTGATCTCGGCCATCTGCGCAACGGTCGGTGCCTGTCCAGAGTTCTGGACAATCTCAAGGATTTTCTCAGCGAAGACAGCTTGGACTTCGCGCGACTGCGCAGGCGACAGATCGGGAATGGGCGTAGGGTCCAAGTCCCACGGCGGCGAACCGTTGTCGAGGAGGATATCCCGCAGCCAGCTTTCGGCGGCGCGGCACTTCACCTCGGTGATCATCATGTAAATCTGCGAACCGCCTTGGCTCCTGATCTGCTGGAGCTTATCAGCGTCGTACTCACCGTTGCGTTGGCGCATGGCGCGGAGCATGATCTGCTCAATGGGGCGCTTGGCCATCTCGGCCACATCCCAGCACTGTCGTAGGTACCCGGTCAGACCGAGGATGACTGGCTGGTTCTGGCGTTCCTGAAGTGCACGGTCCGACGCTTCCTTCTCCTGACGAGCAAGGTCTTCGTTGTTCACAACGCGGAGAAAGGTAAGCCCGGCCATTATTGGGGTTTCACCATTTGTGCCTGCTGTTCATGCAGGGCTTTTGCATATGTCGTAGCCTCGTCTGGGGTACGGAATATACCCAGATGCTGCCCGGTTTCGCGGTAATGCCTAATGGCCTCATCGTTCGAGACCACCTTATTACCAACTACGGTGGGAATAAGTACTTCCCCCTTGTCCGTACCGATGGAAATAGTCCGAACTGTCGATATAGAACCATCAGGGTTACGAACCCTTGGGCGATTCTGGGTGTCGATGTTTCCCGGTACGACCGGCGCGACTGATCCGCGCACCTGACGTTGGGGCCAGTTGGGGTTATTCGAGGTAAAGGTGATTTGCTTCGACACCGATCAGTAGCCCTTGATGCCCTTCGACATCTTCTTGACCATCCTAGCCCCGGCCTTCACGATGTCCATCTTGTCAGGCACCCACATGGATTCCTTCCCGACGATGTCGAAGGCATGATCGCAGGAATAGCCCTGATTGACGAGGCTGGCCGCTGCGCGCATGTTGGCATCCGAGGTCAGGGCGTTGGTCTTTCCCATACCATATTCGTCAGACTGCTCGCTGATCGCTTCGAGGTAAAACTCGCCGCCCGCCTTGGGTTTTGTCCCGATCTGGTTGCCCATATAGCCATATACAGGCTTTTCCGCGCGGATACCGGAGGTGTCCATCTTCGGGTTGGTCGAGTAGATAGCCATGCGGGGAACCCCAAAATAGAAGATATTTGGGATAAGTTATCACGGCATATCTGTACGCGCAATAGACAAAAGAAAACCCCAGTGCAGTGGGGAAGAGGGGGGCCACTGCACTGAGGCTAAGGTGGAGAGTAACGATGACTGAACAGACAGTTTGTATCACGTCCATCCGGCAGATGACAAGACCCTAATTTCACGGCGCTGCGCAAGCTGCCCCGCCTCGCCGCCACTATGGAGGTGCAGGCAGAGGTACTGGAGCGCCTCGGCCACATGGCTGTGCTTGTTCTTGTCGATGGCCCCATCGGCCTTGGGTTTGTACCGGTACCCACCCATCATGGCAGCCTTGAGCGCAGTGCATCGTGGATCAAGCAGGAACCCCGGATCGCCGTCCACCTGCCGCATGAGGTAGTCATCGACTGCGTTGATCCGCGCCGAGATGCTGTTGGTCTTGGCCGGGATGACCTTGAACCCCTCAGCCTTGATGATGTCCACCGCACTGCGCTCGTCGGTCTGCGCCCGCTGCACACCCGCAGGGTCGGTCACGATCAGCACCGGGCATCCACTGAACCTCTCGAAGATCATGGGTTTGAGCACAGTCCTGATGAACCGCTGGATGCCCATGTCGAAGCTCACGGCCTCACCGAGGATGAGCGCCCGACCTCGCGGGTCCTGCTGCCCGATGACCGCCGCAGGCGTGAGACCCAAGTCGATCCCGATGATGATGGGCCGCAACCCGTTGATGATGCCACGGAGCGGCTGCTTGGCCATGTGGTAGTCAGGTCGGAAGTACTTGTACACCGGTTGCCCGGCGCTCGACAGGCCATAGTCTCCGTCGATGAAAACCCGGATGTACTCTTCCGACCGGCCCTGTGTATCGTAGTACCCATCCGGCAGGTTCTCGATGTTCTCGGCGTAGGGGCTGCGCCCCGAGGGCTGCTTGAACACATCCCACCCGTTGTCGTTGGGCGACACACCATCCTTGGGGTCGAGCTTCTCGAACTGGTAGTACCACCAAGTGTCCATGGTGGGCGGGTTGGTATCGCCCCACATCCCATGCCACGTCGGACCGCCGTCCTTAGCCGAGGGGAAACGACCGACACGTTTGGACATGGCGTCCACGATATCAGGGTGAATGTCCCGGCACTCGTTGAACCATGCGAAGGTAAGTTCGAGTGAGTTCAGGTTGGCCACGTCGTCCGCATCATCAAGCGCGCGGAACATGATCTCGCACTCGATGTCGCCAACCTTGAAGAAGTAGGTCTTCTTGGTCCGCAGCCACGTCCCGCACTGACCCGGAGGGAACCAGTCGAGGAACGTCTTGATCGTGGTGTCCTCAAGCTGCCGAGCGGTTTCACGGACCACAGCCGCACGCGTGCGGCGGATGCCCTGCTCGTTGGGTTCCTGCATCGAGGCCCGCCGCACAATCTCGAAGCAGCAGGTCACAGACTTGCCGGAACCAACAGGCCCCATCAACGCCCGCATCTTGGCGTTGCTCTCCATGAACCGCTTACCGGTAGGCGGCGGCGTGTAGTTGATAACCACAGCCATCAGTGTTTCATCCTGCCGTGTTCGTGCTCTTCGCGCTTATCCATCGCATGATGGACCCAGATACCGGGGTCTTCGTCGTCCTCGGTGGGGTTGCACCAACAGTCAGGATCAGGCTCATGATCGCGCAGATCGCCAATCGGTACGATGTGGAAATGATGCTCATCACCGGGTTCATATACCATCGCTGAGACCCAATCGAAGACCATGTCATGCGTCCAAGAGGAGTATGAAGAACTCCCGCCCGCGCTTTCTGGAGATGTTGATCTTGGTCTTGAACGACTGACTAGCTTCAGTCAACCGATCCTCGATGAGCTTGGCTGCCTGCGCTGTCCGGACCCGGTAGCACTTGTAACCATCATGCTCCTCAATCATCGGAGTCGTCCTCGCTGTCTGTGATCATACGAGACGTGGCGTCGATCACTTTCATATCGGACGGGGATGACCCAAGGTTGATCATGATCTTGACCCCACCGCCAGCAGTGGAGGTATCCTCGTTGTTCTTAGGCTCCAGACCGGCCCACTTCACGGTGCTCTTGATCAGGTCGGCCTTGACGGCGGGCGACACTGACGGGTCGTGAATCAACATATAACTTGTCGTCAGGAGTTCTTCCGCCTGCGCCCGCGCTTTGAGTCGGAACGTCAGTCCCTTCTCACGTACCTCCTCGCGGTATAGCTCCACCCGCTTGAGGAAGACCTTGTCTTGGTTGAAAGCCAGCAGGTCGTTGGCATCGATCCGGTGCCGGTCCTTGATCTCGTCGAGGCTTTCACCCGAGCCTTCCAGACACAGGGCTACGTCGAACGCGAGGCGGTCGGTCCACTTGGTCAGGTGAAGGGGGAGGCTGTCCATGCCGGGAGGGTAATGGTTTTCTGTGCGGTACGCAAGAGGCTGCTAACTTTACACGTTGGTTTTTAGGGTCTCGGATTTTTTGGAGCTAACTTTACACGTTGGTTTTTGGGGTCTCGGATTTTTTCCGGGGTTGGTGTTTTATCAGATACTTCGCTGCTTCCAGAAGGGTGCGGGGGTTGTCTCGGAACGAACCTAGCGAAACATTACATGGACCACATAGAAGCCCCCGGACTTTCCCTGTCGTGTGGCAGTGGTCTATGGCCAGACGCCGTTTACCCGGAGGGGCTTTACAGATTGCGCATACATCGCCTTGCGCTTTCAGCATCGAGGTGTAGCACTGCTCGGTAAGTCCGTACTTCTTGGCTTTCGCCCGGTGCGCGTAGTCTGGTCGCTCCTGATGCCGGAGCATAGTGCATGGTTTACAATAGGCCGCGTACAGTGGAAGCCCACGCTTTGTCAAACCACGGGAGTGAAACTCGCTGACCGGCTTGAACACACCGCAGCGAGCACAATGAGACTCGTCGTCGCGCGAATATAGGTTCGCCCACCGAAGGTCCAAGGGGTCGCCGTTGCGGACTCTGATGTACCCCGGAGATGTAGATGGCCATACTCCCGTGGTCAACGCCCAGACAAGTCTACGTGCGGATACTCGTACCGTACCGATCTTCAACGATGCGCCAGACTCCGCTCCATTGGCTCGGATACTAGCCTTCTTCCAATGTGGCGCGCGAAGAATCACCCCCGTCTCCGGGTCGTACCGAAAAGCTCGGCGGATGTCCTCAATTGGTAGATCACACTTCATGATATCCCCCTTTCTGTATGGGTAAATAGTACATACACACAGGGGTACTTACTGTCAAGGGGTCTTGGGTTGAGCGGTTTACTTATGCCCCCACTCCGTCGCCGTCGCGTGTCCATGTACCCCCCTCTAAGTGTCTGTAAACAGGGCATAAAAAAACCCCCAAGGTCGAAACCTTGGGGGCTAAGTACTTGATATTTAACGATTATCGACCGAGGCGAGCCTTGTTTGGTGCCGCCTTAGGTGCCGCATTAGGTGCGGTTATCTTAAGAACGGGAGCCATAAAACCGCCGTTCCTCCCACGGCGACGTACTGCAATCAATTCCACAGTGTTTGTCTTGACCAGTTTAGCCATAGTGGCCGGAGAGTAGGCCTCACTTGCCTTGACATCGATACCATCAATCCAGAGGCTCCACTTAGAAACGGGCTTCTTAATCTCCAACAAATCATTGATAAGATCAGACACTTCTGAAGCGGCATAACCACCACTAGAAACACGACGGATTTCAACGGCACCGTTACGCTCAAAAAGCGACACATAACCTTCAAAGATAGCCATTTGACTTACTCCAGTAAAACCGTCGGCACCTTGCTTCCGGTCCCTCCATTATGCCGATTTCGCCGAGGATGTCAAGTTTCGATTTTGCTTGTATAGTTTCAATACTTTACACATCTTCCATATACGTGTCAGATTACGTCATACCGAAGGGCGTTCAGATTTTGCCATATCGAGCGAGATCGCTAAGTCGCTGATTTTAAACAAATAATACAATTTTTTCGGCGAAAAAAGCTAGTTTAGTTATTACTATACAAACTTTACACTTTACATACTTGACAGTATAATTAGGAAAAAACGTAGGGGAACCAAGGGGTTGGTGGGTATGGTATAGTTTATAATAATCTAAAAAATATAAAATATATAGAGAATCGTGGGTCATTAACTATCAGAGTGAGTTCTCCCCCGGAACGTAATGAGAACACTATACACTGTAAACTTCTCCCTCACCCCCTTTCACGCGACATTATCTCCAAAAACATATATTTTTTATATCATTCCTTATTTTTCAAACACTTACCGAGCGTAAAGTTATATCTTTTCTAGATTAAAAATCCATCTTTTTAGATTATTCACTCCGAACCATGTCAAGTTTGAATAGCAACGAGCCGCTTGACGCCGATCCCGCCCCGTGGCAAAACCATGGGGTCGGGGCAATCCATGTCCAGATAACTTAACTTTACAAGGGATGATGAGTATGACTCGGACCACTTTTACCTCGTTCGCTGATCTTAAGGGTGCGTATGTACCCTCCAAGGCTCTCTCTGTGGTGCCTCGCCGCCGTCACTATCTGTCAGCTTCCGACGCTGTCTATGACTACGCTGTGGGTCATGAGTTCATCGTGGTGGACCCCACAAGCCCCTTCGATGGCTGCTTTGTGTCTACTTTGGACGCCAACACTCTCAAGGCTCATGGCTACACCGCCATCGATATCGTGTATAATAACAACCTCAATGTGGAGGTGAGCCTGTGAGCAACCTTACACTCATCTCGTTCGCCGCTCTCATGGAGCCTGTCGCTGACTTCGTTACCTCCATCACTTGGCAGGACAGCCAGCCTGTCGAGGTGCTGCTCCACGAGAAGGTTCTGCGGTACTTTGGTAACTCTTGGTACTACGACCACCCTGTCTGGTACCTCTTCGACGAACTTGACGCTTGGGGCGTCACCTATGGCTTCACGGAGTAACGACAATGGCTGAACAGCGCACTATCGACATGTTTCTCGATGCCGTCACAACCCACCAAATCCGTGAGATCACTGGTTCCCAGCGCTTCTATGAGGCGCTGGGTTACCTCACTAGCTGGAACATGACTTACAGCTATGTCCGGATCACTGGTGGTACCTACGGCGGTAGCCCTGAACTGATTGCTACCTACAAGGACGAGGTTGATGGCGGCGTCTGCTATCAGATCGGTGCCGTCTGGCACGATGATCACTTTGGTTTTCACTCATAACAACAAGTCGAAACGGGACTTCACATCCCGTCTGGTGGATCGCCGCCCACCACTGATGAGACAGGCAAACACAACACAACATCGATGGAGACAGCAATGTCCGAGAAGTCTGTACGTACCTCTGGCTGGAACGCTCGCCAGTATGTCCAATCCCTAACCCCGTTCCACAACAATGGCTCCAATCACCGGCATCCCAAGGGGTCTACTCTGTGGGGTGAGTACGTCGGTGACCTCTATGTGGTGTATAGCTACGGCAAGCACTGGCCGCTCTTCGCCAACTGGAAGGGTGTCTGGTTCGCCAATCAGGACAAGCACAGCCGCACCACATCGAGGCACTACAGCCAGACTCATCCCCTTACCGGTGTCGTCGCCCTGTCCAAGATCGATATGGAGTACCTCGTGCTGTTCGAGCAGCCCCATGAGAACGATCTGGTCAAGGCAGCCCGACTGAAGCTCCTACCGGATGAACTCATCCCTGTGGCAACTGCGATCCGCATTGGAGGTTGATATGCAGATATCCGACAAACGCAAAGCCCAACTCATCGAGAAGCACCGGGACATCAACGTCGAACACCTCTACTGGTGGGACTGCGTCTACAGCGATTTCACCGAGGACATGGGGGCCAAGGGTATTGAGGTGCAGGACATGCGCTTCTCTGGCTTCTGGTCACAAGGGGATGGCGCGTCGTTCACTGGCTACATCAAGGACAACGCCCTGTTCCTTAAGGCCCACGAACTCACTGAGACATATCCGTGGATGACCAAGCTGCTTGAGATGAACGGGGATTTCACCCTCAAGATCGAACGGACTGGCTACCACTACTACCACGAGAACACCGTGGGTGTGGACCTGACATTCACCAGCCTGTTTACCCATGTCCTACCACGAGACGACCTGCGCAGTGCCATTGCTGACTGCTGGGATAAGCATCTCGAAGCCGAGTACGAGACGCTGGCTGACACCACGCAGACCATCATCAGGGATCACTGCCGTGATCTCTACCGACGACTGGAGGAGGAGTACAACTACCTGACGAGTGACGAAGCAGTATGGGAAGCCATTGAAAGCAATGGGCTTTTCGAGATCGACGAAGATGAAGACGAAGAGGAGAACGTGTAATGCGAGTAGAAAACGAGGAAGTCCATGTCCGCTCTATCCAACCCATGATGGCCCGTGTCGGCGGTGTGGACTTCGAGGGGCAGAAGGCTGTCCGTGTAACCATCACAGTCCTACCTCAGAAGGGACAGACTACCGACGATCTGGACCTAGCTACAGCCAGCTTTATCCATGCTCAGGAACTTTACAGTGTTCTGAGCCAGATCGTGTTCGGTCTAGAGGATATCGGTGGCCCCGGTGATGCCGTCAATGAGGACCTGTTCGAGGAAGCGCAGCTTCTGCTGCGCGATATCAAGGAGTATTGGTAATGGAAAATACCCGCCTGTTTGCACTGCGTCGATACCGCAAGGGACCGCTGATCAAGGATCAGTTCGGTGATGTGGTCTACTTCAACAACAAGACCAACGCCAAGCGGTCGAGGGACAGGATCGGCGGCAGTGCTGTCGTCACCCTCGGCCCGGATCACAAACTCTACGAAGGGAACATCTAATGGGACTACCCGACACAGCCTGCATCATCGTCGGTACCAACGGCTTCGTCTGGTACGTCCCCAAAGTGGAGGACAACGGCGAGTATATTCACATGTCCGGAGCACGGATCATCCGGCGGTGGGGCACCGAGAACGGACTCGCGCAACTTGTCGCCGGTCCGACGAAGAACACGGTGCTCGACAGCGTTTCCGACGTGGTACTCAATAGGGCGGCGTTCCTCTACGCTATCCCCTGTAAGACGTGGCCATGACCACGCTCTGGTCTCTGCGACTGGTCTACGCTGCTGTGATCTGCGGTCGCGACGGCAACGGCAACGGCAACGGCAACGGCTACGGCTACGGCTACGGCGACGGCTACGGCTACGGCAACGGCTACGGCTACGGCGACGGCTACGGCTACGGCTCTGGCTCTGGCTCTGGCGACGGCTATGGCTCTGGCTCTGGCTCTGGCTCTGGCTCTGGCTACGGCTACGGCGACGGCGACGGCGACGGCGACGGCGACGGCTACGGCTACGGCAACGGCGACGGCGACGGCAACGGCAACGGCAACGGCGACGGCAACGGCTACGGCTACGGCTGCGGCGACGGCTACGGCTGCGGCGACGGCTACGGCTACGGCTACGGCTACGGCGACGGCTACGGCTACGGCTACGGCTACGGCACAGTAGACTCGTCTCTCGGTATGCGGACCCGCGCCGCTCTCGGGGAGGAAAAGTGATGGAAGAACGCAAGCCCATGATGGACGAGCGTGAGCCGATGAGCGTGGCGTGTACTAGATGCTCGCATCGGTGGGTCGGCCTTTGGCTTCCGATGCAGATGAGCAAAGCTGTGGCGATCCTCCAGTCGATCCGTTGCCCGAAATGCGCTGCCACGTCCGAGCAAATTGTGGCCGTGCCTGATTTGAAGGGAACGAAGTGATGAGCGACATGATGGACTACTACGACGAACTGGTGGCCGAGAACGATCGGCTGAAGGTTGTCCTTGATATCAAGGAGCGTGAATTGAAAGCTGCTCGCGCCGTGGTGAAGGCGAGCTATTGGTGGCTCGCATACACCTATCAAGGGCATCTGGTCGATTTCTCAAAGAATATCGACATGACTGTCTTCGAACGCGGACTTCGCGATTTGATGCCGAACGTGGACAGAGACATGTTCGACGCTCTCGCCGCATATGAGGAGGCTCTGAAATGATGGACGTAGTTGAACGGCTGCTCGACAAGTGGAAGCATAGCGAAGAACTCTGTTATGAGGCCGCAGATCGCATCAAGGAACTTGAGGCCGCACTCCGATTCTACTCCGATCCGTATAGATACACGGATGCAAACGGTGATGATGTGCAGGTACCGGACTTCTACAGCGAATACGATTTTGGAATGACGGCGAAGCGTGCGTTGGAGGGAAGAAAATGAAAGACATCGTTCAGCGTTTAAGAACTGAAAACACCATGCATGGTTACTACGATGCTCCGAGCATCCAAGAAGAGGCCGCTGACGAAATCGAGCGGCTGCGTGCGGCGCTGCGAGAATACGTCGCCACCGTCGTAGGCGCAGAGGGCGTCGCGTTCATAGACCGGATGCCGACTGCGGAACTTCGGTTGATCGTCGACGCAATGTCTCTCGGGGAAGAGACGCCTTTCGAGGATCGGTGGGACAATGCGTAGTAAATACGAAGTCGTCTACATCGATCCTCGTGGTGCGGAGCAGGTGCTGACCCGCGCCCTTCCCAACGGCTACTCGGGACGATGGAAGGTCGTGAAGAAGTTCGCTGCCCGCGTCCTGCCTCCGCCGATCCGGGAGACGGGTGAGAACCCGCACGGGATGACGTTCGTCGTCAGCAGCGTGTCCTCGCCCGGCAGCGGGTTGGTCGGCATCAGGGAGTGCAAGTGATGATCAAGGCGATACGAGAGACGATCGAACTGGCTAGGGGCGAAGGCCTGACGCTCGTCGAAGTCGAAGTGGCATCACGCCACACATTTCTGCTGTTCAAGAACTCGCACGGCGCGGTGATGCGTAAGCCGATGTCGCGAGGGATGGGGAACAACTGGCAGGACGTGCTGAACGCCAAGGCGCAGTTCAAACGGTTCGCCCGCGGCCAGTATCATGGACTGCAAGTGAAGGAGATTGCTTGATGGACTGGATCACGTACTACGCCGGCTTCGCCGAGCATGCTGCGAAGAAGTCCAAGGACAGCACCAAGGTCGGCGCGATCCTTGTCGGCCCTGACGGGGAAGTGCGATTGACGGCTTACAACGGGCCGCCTCGTGGCGTTGAGGATTTCCCCGCTCGCAGGGAACGCCCCGCAAAGTATCTGTACGCGAGCCACGCGGAGGCAAACCTGATCGCCTTCGCGGCGCGCGAGGGGATCCGCACCTCGGATTGCTCGGTCTATGTCACGCACATGCCCTGCGCGTCCTGCGCTCGAACCCTGATCCAAGCCGGGGTGGTCGAAGTGGTCTATGGGCCGGGCACGACATCCATGCCCGAAGCCGAATTCGCCGCTGCCGAAGAGATGTTCAATGAGGCGATGGTGCTGCTGCGCGCCCGCAGCGAATACGGCGATGACTGAAGTCCTCGTCATATCGGCCTTCGTAGTCGGGGGCGCGTTCGTGTGGGTGCTGATTGCATTCCACCTGTTTCGGAAGGGCGGCGGGAGGATGAGGCCGTGAACGAGGAGGCGTACTATCTGAGCAGCTACGGAAGATGCAGATTGGAAAAGTGCCAATGTGCCGCCGAGGGGCTATGGCGCGGCATATTATGCGACCACTGGGCGCCCATGGGGGCTCGCAGCCAAATCGAGATGATGGAGATGATGAAAGATGTCTACGGAAAAGGAAGTGTTCATGCAGGCGGCGATCGCGATCGACAGGATCACGAGGGAATATCTTGATTTCGTGGTGACCAAGCGTGACTACGTTTCCAACCAGATCATGCGAGCTTCGCACATCAATGGCGAGACGTTCGCGGCGATAAACGACGCCGTGGATCGCACGCTGCATGTGATGAGAAACATCGAAGAGGCAGGCACAGGAGACGCGTCCGGTCACCGAGCGCGGCAGAAACGTTTGGCCGAGATCAAGTCGATCTTGCACGTCGCCCGATCCTATCCCGGGCCGGCGATCAAAAGGCTGAAGGCTCTCCCGACCAAGAGGATCCTGAACCCGTGATCACGCAGTTGAACCCGCCGATCCCCATCGAAACCCCGAAAGGGAAAGGTCTCGCTCAGCTGGTGATCGACTACGGCCCGGAGCATCATCTGCTCTGGGTCGTGTTCCAGAACGAGACGGGAGAATGCTGGACGTGGCCGAACCCGCAGGTCCGAGCCGAAACGAACCCTACTTTCGGGAGGACGAAAAAAAGTGTTTGCAAACATCCTGAGAGTGTGGGATAACGAATCACCGACTTAGATGGAGATGACAAATGAACAACCTCGCTGACCGCTACATCGCCGCCAAGGCCGCTCTCGAAGCCGCTCAGGCCGTCGTCGACGCCATCAACGCCGAAATCAAGGCGCTCGGTGTCGACCGCATCGAAGGCACCGAGAAGGACGTGATCAACGTCCTGTCCGAGCGCACCGCGATCGACGTCAAGCTTGCCAAGCAGGCCCTGACGGTCGAGCAGATTGCCGCTGCGGCCAAGACCCTCGACACCAAGAAGGTCGAAGGCTTCCTCGAAGCTGACGCGATCGCGTCCGCCCTCATCATCACCAAGACGGTGACCGAGAGCCTCCGCATCGTCGAGAAGAAGGAGGCGAAGGCGGCATGAGCCGAACGCAACGCATCATGCGGATCTTCAGGGAGCGCGCCGGAAGGCGCGTTTCCATCCTTGTGATATGCGATATCCTTGGTATGGACGGTCACGATCGTTCACAAAGGAACGCCGTCAACGTGTCCGTCAACCGTGCCAGAGGGCATCTGGCTCGATATGGCGTCATAGTCACAAGGATTACGCCGCCGCGCGGTTACGGCAACTACGCGGTGTACGAAGTCCCGACCAACATTCTGGAATTGTAAAATGAAAAGATATCGGAAGGCCTTCCTGCCTAATCCCAACTTCCGGTTCAGCATCGAGCCGATCCAGCGCGTCGCCAAGGAACTGGTGTACGTGTGCCCGACACCCATGTTCGACGACGTCTCGGGGCTGGAGAACGCGAGGAACTTCGAAGGGCCGATCATCCGTGCTCTGGAGGACTTCGACCCGGAACAGGACATCGTCGTCTTCTTCGGGGACGCGGTGATTTTCGGCCTGATGATCTACTATCTGGCCGGGTCGTACTCGCGGATCAAGCTCGCCCGCTATTCCTCAAGGCGGGACGAGTACATCATCAGGGAATGCCTTGAGGACACTTTCAACGAGATGGAGATGATAGATGTCTGATGAGGACGAGAGAGGAGGCAATATGGTATCCGAGTGTCTGAAGTACATCGGAGATAGATGCGAAAAGGAAGATTTAGATGTCTTCGCTGTCGGGTTCGCCTTGAGCATGGCTATCATCAGGGTGATGGCTTTGGCCGGGTACAACGTCGAACAGATGATCGATGACATTGAAGAAGCCGCCTATGCAGAAATCGAAGGGACGGAGCACTAAAATGGAAATGGAAAACTTCATGGCCGATGCGGCCAATCGGATTTCGGAAAACAGGAAGAGGTATGGGGCTCTGCGCTCCTTTTACAAACGGGCCGCCATACAGGCCTCGCAGAAGCTCGGCATGGAGATCAGCGAGTACCACATCGTGATGATCCAGATCGCGCTCGCCGAGTCCAAGATCGCCCTGCGCAAGGTCGACGACGAGACTTACGCAGAACTGTCGGCCCTGTTCGCGCTTGCCGGAGATTTCTCGCACTTGAAGGCTGAGAATTTCCGCGACACGATGATGACCGACGTCGAGGAAGGTCTGAAGGACATCGCACGGAAGCTCGCGCCCGATGACAATCAATGACATCCTGAAACTCTCGGCGATCTACGCCGTCGCGATCGCCATATTGGTGACGGCGTTTTTGTGGGCGTCGTGACATGGCGAAGAAGAAACCGACCGCTCACCCGATCTTGAGGCTCAAGTCGAGGTCGTGCCGATGGATAAAGGCGGACGGCACATATTGCTGCGAGCCGACGATCGAGAGCAAGTCGTGGTGCGATAAGCACTACAAGATCGTGTACGTCTCGCGATGATCCCGAACGTCGTACACTTCATCAGGCTTCGCGGACGGCTCGACCGCCCGTGGAGCCTTATCAACACATGCTGCGTGCGTGCGGCGCATGCGGTCCAGAAGCCCGACAGGATCATCCTCTGGACCGATCAAGCAGTGCCGGAACCGATCCGCGATCTGGTCGAGGTCAGGCACTATGACCCGCCGCCGTTCATCGGCACACAGCCGTTGTATTATGCGCAATATCGTGCCGATCTGGCACGTTTGCACATTTTGCGCGAGCACGGCGGCATCTACCTCGACACCGACATGCTGCTCATCAAGCCGTTGGATTTCGGCACTGACAACTTCGTGGCAGGGGCGGAGTCCGACGAGGCCATCTGCGGTGCGGCTCTTATGGCACAGCCCGGAGCAGCCTTCATCGATCATTGGCTCGCCGCTTTCGAGCACGGCGTAGCCACAGGCGTGTGGGCCTATCAGTGCGTGAACACGCCTTACGAAATCGCGATCAGGCGACCCGATTTGATCCGGCTGTTACCGCGAGAGACGTTTGCGGCATTTGATTTCAGCCGCAATCATCTGTTCGACGAAACGCCGCCAAAGATACCGGATGCGTGTCATGGACTTCATGTCTGGGAGACTTTCTGGCGCGACCACTTGGGCCATGTGGACGAAAGGTTCATCGAACGGTCGAACAGCCTGTTTGCGCACATGGTCAAGGAATTGAAATGCCAATGATGGTGACGCGACCGTCCGGGAAGCTCGTGCTGTCGCCGCTGTAGAAGCCATAGCCTCGCAGCACGCCACTTTGATATTCCGCACGCATGAAAAACTGCTTTCTAAATCCGCGAGGGTTCGGAGCGGTGATCACGTCCGTGCCCGCCGTCAGCGTCCATGACCACGGGGAATTGTAGGCCCACCCCGTGTCGTAGGTTTGAAGCGTGACCGTGAACGTTTGCCCGTTGGGCAGCTGCCCGGTCGCG